TCTTAATTGGTTTTCTGGAACCCCTTTCAATCTTTGATGGGCTATTCCAAAACTTGCTTGTTGGAAGGGGGTAGTTAGGTTCTCAGGCATCTGGTTCTCTGTAAGAGAATATTGTTGAGGGTCTTCCAGATATCTTTTCTTATAGTCAGTGAAAGCCTTTACTGCTCTCTCATAAACAATTTGTTTTTCCTCAAAATCAGAAGTCAAAGACTCTGGGCGTATGCCACTTAGGGAATCCCCTCCTTCTGAAAAAGAGCTAAAGGTAAACTCCCCCACAACAGCCCCTAAAGATTTAGACGCTTTAAATTGCTCTTTCATCCCTTTTCTTTGTTCTTCTGGGATATTAGCAAGGATCCAATTTTCCTCCACGGAAGAACTCCTCCCCCCCGATTCAACAAACCGTATATATGATCTACTTTTGTCCTGTGCCTCAATAGTCTTTAACTTAATATTTTGTTTGATTTGACGAGAGGTTTTGTCTTGTAACAAGATAACTTGGTCTGCTGAAAGGTGTTCGTACAACATACCCCCTTCGGTGATCAAAGGCAGCAAACTCTCTGGGTCTCTGGAAAGCAAACCAAGAGCGGCATCATAAGCTAGTCTTTCTTTGTTTGCTCGAAGGTCTCCTTCTAAAGGGGACAAAGAATTTTCTAAAATTTGTAATGTTGAAGGGAAATCCGTGATATCTGAGGCTACTGTTTTTCCAAACCCCTCCATTAACTTATCAACTTGATCTGTTCTGTAAGTACTAATTTGCTTTGACTCAAACTGTCTTACCCTATTAGAAGCCCTAGACAATAACCCAGGTATGTTCTTCTCTAAGATTTCAAAAGTATAAGGGTTGGCAACATTTTCCGTTAAGGTAGAAAAAGATTGAGTATACTGTGTTTTAACTGTGTCAACCAAGGAGTTCTCTCCGACCATAGACAAAGTCTGTCCGTCTGAGTTGGAAGAAACAGAAGCTTGGTCTTGTGATCTAAGGTTTATCTCCTCCACTCTTTCTGACATCTGAGCGTATATCTTTGCTGCCTCTGCAACCCCGTCTTTCTTAGACTTGTCTTTTATCTGTTCTGCCTGTTCTTTTAGAACTAACCCTACCCCAGAGACAGCCCTACCTACAGATGCGGCTGAAGCCATAGATTGTGCTTGAGGGATTGGAGCAATCCCTGGAAGGTTTCGAGTTTTGAAAGTTGGTATTCTTGGCATATTAATCCTTTTTCAACCCCATCCCACCAGCAGTTAATGAGCTAGAAATAAGGGCTGATTTCCCTTCTGCGCGTTTAGAGGCAGCACTAAACCTATGGCTCTCTGCTCTTGACTGACCACCATGGATAATACTTAAGGCATCTAACTCAATATCTTCTGCCGTTTCCGTTAGTACCTCTTCTGGAGTACCTTCTATAGTGACGCCCCCTTTCATAAAGGAAGCCATCTGCTTCCCTTTAAGCTTCTCCCCCTCCGCTCTGGCTCGCCTTGCATCCTCTTCTGCTTGCATCTGCTCCATTTTCGCTTGGCGTTCAAGGGCAGCAGCTTGGCTTTTAGCAGCATTGTTAGCCGCTACTCCTCCTGCCAAAGAACCCATCACCATCAAAGCTGTTCCTGGATCACTCATGATTACTCCATATTAGTTTTAACTTTAGGCATTAAAGACAACACCGTAAATGGTAAAGGTTGACTTTGCTCCAAATAAATCTGCCCTTCTGTCTCGTGTCCGCCTCTAAAAGGAACAGTGATGTCCCCTGTAAAAAGACCTACAGAAGAGTCCATACTGTCTGCTGAGGATCTAAAAGAGAAAACATCAGTATTCCCTTCTTGACTACCAATTGCTCCCCCTAAAGACCTTAAAAAACGAACAGTAACCCTGCTAATCCTTTTAATCTTTCCTTGTGCTGTATTCCCTGAAGGAGCAGCGAACTCTAAGTTCATAGTCTTTAGTTTAGAAGTGAAAGACAACCCCGCATGAACCTTACTATAAGACCCGTTAAGTGCGATTACCCCACCTGTTACAACCTTGTCTTCGTGTACTGTCCCATCAACCAAAACAGAGACTGTCTCTCCCTCCAAGTGGTCTAACCCAGAGACTGAAGATACAGGAGAACCCTCGTAGGACAAACCACTATCTGTGTAGAAAGAGTCTTCAATCGCACTTGTAGGGGACAACCCTGACCTAAGTACCTCTATGTATCTTTTTGTAGAGCCATCAATGGTTCTCTTTACAGATATCCAAACCTCTTCAAAAGGTATTCCTTCAGAGGACGGTATGGAGGTAATGGACTCTATGGAGGTGTCTGTGCCTGTAAACGGGTGTTTAGCCCAAGCTAGGACTTCTTGTTCCCTTAAATAAGAAAGAGAAACTAAAGACCCGTCTTCAAGTACTGCCCAGATAATCTCATTAGGAACAGACTGTCGAGTCATATCTTTAATCCCAGACTCTGTTATATGGTCAGCCAGTAAAGTCAAATCTGTAGATACATACGAGTCTGATTCAAAAGCATAGATGAACTGTCTCAGCTTTCTGGACGCTCGTTGAACATACAGCACCGTGTCAGACAACCGTATAGAGGGTAGGAAAGCACTCCCATAGTTCGACTGCCTAACAATCTTAACATTGGTGGGGGTAAGAGCTTCATCCAAGCTTGAAGCAGAAGCAATAAACTCCCCTCCTGCTGTACCTATTACAAGAACTTTCCCAGGGTTCAACCAACGAATAGCATTCACTTGATCCGTTGCAATTGTATACTCAAGGGCGTCATCGTCTGCAGAGCCTTGAGTCATATTGGTATAGTCTCCAGACTTGGAAGCCCAAAGAGTTTGAGGCTCATTTGGGGTGGCGGCAAACCATAACCGTTGCTCATAGAAAGTAACTACTTGAGGGTAATTGCCGCTCGTCCACTCTGAAGGCTCAGACCCTGCAGGAGACCAAGCCAAGTTTGATAAAGTCCAGCTGGTATGGGAAGACCTTGTTAAAGAGGAAGGGTGGTGGTCTTTATGTGTTATATACAGTGTGTCTGCTGATTGGGTAAACTGCAAATCATCTAATTGAGCAGAAGTATAGGTGGTGGAAATTTCTACAGGAGAACCCCCACTTACCACCACCCCTAAGTCTTTATACACCCGTATATAGTTGTTCCCAAACTCCAAGACATACGCTTGGGAGACTGAGAATTCAAAATTAACCAACCGTACTGCACTTGAGTTGGTTTTCACCTCGTTGATAAAACGAGTTCCTCCCCTACGCTCGACCCCTCCCTGTGGGAACAGAACAAAGTTCTCTAATTTCTCACAAGCATTAAAATACTTTTCAAGATCAACCCTCCCATTCATCTTGGGAGACCACTCCCCACTCGTGAAATTAGATAAAATGGGTTGTTGTACAGGCACTAGTATCTAGCCTCCAACCAAGAAGTTGCTTCAATATTTTCGGGAGTTCCATCCATTGCATCCATAGATCTAGCTTCTATGAGCTTGTCTTGGTACAAAGTAAACATTTGATCTGATAGGGTTCTGTCATCAAACAAGAAGATAGCAATCTCTGAAGCAAGCCTAGCAGACAAGACCTCTCTAAACAAAGGGCTGTACTCATTAGCATCTGTTACGTCTGACACGTATCTAAGTTTTACAGAGGGTTCATTGGAAAGCACCCTCTTCCCCTCTACCCGATAGGCTATGTCTGTCCCTTCTGGGTAAAACTGAAGAGCCTTCAAGAAGTCTGAAGGTAACTGGTGTTGGTAAGAAAACCCAAAGGCAGGGGCTGTCGTAAGAGCAGAAAGCTCTACTCTTTTTATTGCAAAGTTCCAAGGATGCGCACCTAGAATTGCTTGTCTGAGGTCGACATAAACTAGGTTACAAACTCTACCTGATCGAGAGTCCTCTGTCAAGGACAGAATAGGGGACTCACCAATCTTTGATAAAGCTACATTACAAATTTGGACAGCACTTGCCATTTAATTCTCCAAGCGGGAAAGGTTAAGAACAAAGGAGGACAAACCTTAACCTTTCCCTATAGTGATTAATCAACTACATAAGTAATAGCGCACTTGATAGTGCCAGTAGCAGCTGCGCCACCCGTAGTAATCAGCACATCTGTCTCACTTGTGTTCTGATAACCGAAACCACCAATTACCCCATCGTCAGCAAGAGTCACTTGACCAGCAGTTGCAGCAGCAGTTGAGGTGATATATCGATCCCCGTCAGATGCATCGCCAACCTGAAGAGTGACACCAGTCCCTAGAGCATCGTGCATGATAGTTACACCATAAACTACTGCGCCTTTAGGCAAACGAGCCACAGTTATGTCACTTCCTGAAGCCAGAGCAGTGGCTTCATAAACATCATACCACACTCTCATACGACCGTGCACTTCAGAGGAATCTGCATTCACCTGAGGGGTAGCGGTAATGTTACTCATATTTACACTTTTAACACTTGACATAATAATTCTCCTTATTCAGCGCAAGCTATTTCGACGACCTTTTCCTCTTCCATTCGCGTAGCGCCAATGGTTTGAGAGTAAAAGACCTGGGTTGAGTAGTTCTTGGTAGGCATCTCAGAAATCTTAGATGTTGCATCCTTACCTGTCGCTAAAAGAATACCATCTTGAACCCAGCAGATAACCTGACGATCACCGTTTGAGTCAGTACCAAGACGCTCAGTACGGACAAAGTTAAACCCTAAGAAAGAGTTAATCTGTCCTTGTGCAAGGGCTTTTACAGTATTATAGTCTGAATCTTTAATCTCAGTGGTGTTGAGAAGATCAGTAACCTGTTTAGCTGTAACAGCGATATTGCGTTGCATATCTGGGTCTGCTTCATTGCTGTCAAGAATCTCTTTAGCAGAGAGTAATTTAGCTAGGGTCAAACCAGCAGTAGCAACGGCAATCTTCTGTCCTGAAGGTAAAGCAGTACTAGTAGAACCACTCTCTCCTGTAGAAGCTGAACCAGTTGCAGCAGTGATAATAGCATCATCTTTAGCTCGTCCCATTGCAAAAGCAGCAGAAGCAGCATAAGAAGAAGTAGGGTCGATCAACATACGAACCTTATCTTCGTTGTCAATAAGATCAGCCCAATCATAGTCCACCAAAGAAACGCGTCTGCGTGAATGGGGTGTATCCATGCGTGGGGTGTCTGAATGACGAGAAGTACGCACACGCGCAGCAACCGTTCCAATTTGTTCAAAGAAG